TGTATTTTTTATTATTTTCTCTCTGTGCTGCCTATGACCAATCCCTTTCCAAACACTTTATAAATTTATCTCAATCAACTTATTGTGTTTCTTCTCCATCCCAATGGAATTGTATTACATGCGAATCCTCCATAAAACCTGAATATGTAATTGAAAATAATGGAGCTAGAGCCATTCAAGGATTTGATAGTGAAACTAACTCAATTTTTACAGCTTTTAGGGGATCGTCCAATATACAAAATTGGCTAGATAATATTCAAATATCTAAATTATCTCCGTATAATGATTCCTCTATTCAAGTAGAAAAAGGATTCTATAAAGCTTATAATTATTTAAAACCTGATTTAATAACAAACTTAGATAGTTTATCTAAAAAATATAACACTGATAAATTAAGTATAACTGGTCATTCATTAGGAGCCGCCGAAGCTACATTATTTAGCTACGATATTGTAAATGATTTTAACAAATATAAAATAATTAATTTTTATCACTTTGGTAGTCCTAGAGTAGGAAATTCTGCATTTGTTAAATCTTTTTCTAGTTTTTATGTTCCTTCATTTCGTGTAACTCATTATTTTGATATTGTCCCTCATGTTCCAGAAGAATTTTTGGGTTATTTACATATATCTAATGAAATATGGTATAATGAAGAAAATTCCAAATATAAAATTTGTAGTGATTTAAATTATCAAGAAGATAACTCTTGCTCAAACTCATGTTCACCAACCCAATGTACTAGTTTAGATGATCATGTTTATTATTTAAATGTAAGTATGGGAAATGATGTTGGATGTGAATAATGCGAATAATATAATTAAAATATATATATTATTATTTTAATGAAAACAATAGTAATTACTGGAGGCGCTGGATTTTTAGGAAGACATATTTGTGCTAAAATGTTAAATGAAAATAAAATTGTATATTGTGTAGATAATTTAATTACTGGTAAAATGGAAAATATTAAAGATTTTTTCACATATTCTAATTTTCATTTTATAAAATTAGATATTACATCTGGATTAATAAACTTAATTGATAAAGGTGTATTGCCAAATGAAATATACTGTATATATCATTTAGCTTGTATTGCAAGTCCTCCACATTATAAAAAATATGCTCTACAAACTCTAAGTACTAATTTTGATGGAACTAGAAATGTATTAGAGTTAGCCAAGTTAACGAATGCAAAAGTATTATTTTCCTCTACTTCCGAGGTTTATGGAGATCCACTAGTTCATCCTCAAAATGAAGAATATTATGGTAATGTAAATACTTTAGGAGAACGAAGTTGTTATGATGAAGGAAAACGAGTAGCTGAAACATTAATTTATGAATATAAAAGAGCATATAAAATAGATGTAAAAATAGCAAGAATATTCAATACATATGGACCTTATATGGATATAAATGATGGTCGTGTTATTACTAATTTTATAAAACAAATAAATTGTAAAGAACCATTAGAAATATATGGAGATGGTAATCAAACAAGAAGTTTTTGTTATGTAGATGATTTAATAAATGGATTAATTTTATTAATGGAAAGTAATGAAGAAGGCCCTATTAATATAGGAAATCCTAATTGTGAATTTACATTAAACAATCTTGTAGCTGAATTTCAAAAAATAGTCGATTTTCAATTAGAAATAAAATATACAAAAGCAACTCAGAATGATCCACAACAAAGAAAACCCGATATAACTAAAGCCAAAAATAAATTGTTTTGGGAACCTAAAATAAATCTAGAGGATGGTATAAAAAAAACAATGGCATACTTTTATAGTTAAAAATAGTATTTAAAAAAAATAATTAAATATATAATTTCATTATATATTAATGGATACTAAGCAAGAATTAGTAACTCATATACGAAGTTGGATACAAATAGATAATGAAATAATGGAGTTGCAAAAAAGAATAAAAACATATAGAGAAGAAAAGAAAAAATTAACAGAATCATTAGTAAATGTAATGAAGACAAATGAAATAGATTGTTTCGATATAAATGATGGGAAATTGATTTATTCAAAAACAAAAACAAAAAAAGCAATTAGTAAAAAAACATTATTAGATGCTCTAAGTAATTATTTTAAAGAAGATAGTGATCTAGCAAAAGAAGTAAGTGAACATATATTAAATAGTAGAGAAGAAACAATAAAAGAAAATATAAGACGAAAAGTAGAAAAATAATTTAAAGTAAATAGATTATTAATATTAATGAATAATCTATTTAATGGATTCTTAAACAAGGAAATAGACTCTTTTGAAATAGGTGAAATAGAAGATAAAAAATATAAACATTCGAATATTTCTGATGATATATTGGAACATCCTTATATTGAAAATTTAAAATTTGATGCAAATAATAAAGGAAATACTAAATTAATTATTTATAGAATGAATGAACACAATAAGAATGCTTTTATAGAATATTATTTAAATGAAATTAATTGTCTACATGACAAAGAAGTTATTTTAAAAAACTTATCATTCATAGAAGGAACTAAGCGTATAAAAGGGTCTATTTATGTAGGAGATGACCAATATACAATAATTCAAATAAGAAATAATAATAAACCAAATAATTGGGTTATATTATGGGATATAATAATTAATGGACATTATTACGGAGAGAAAATACATGAAAATTTAATCAAATTTTTAAAAAAAAATTATAAAATAGATGATTTATTTTATAAAAGGAAAATTTGCAAAAAACCATGTATTTTATATACATTATTAGATAATAAATATAAAAATTATATAAATAAAAATAAATCTATCCAATATTGTCAAAATGAGCATAGTATATTAATATATTTAAGTGAATATAATGAAGGAGATAATGTAAGAAACATTTGTTTTATGGAAGATACAGAAATGGATAAAGATTTGCAAAATAAAAACTTTATAATAGAGAGAAAAGGAAAAAAATATGAATGGATTTTTAAAAATGATAATAATTTAATTTCCTTTTTAAAATAAATATATATAATATATAAAATATGAATATGATGCATATAGCAGTAATATTTATAGCTATCATAGCTATAAATTATATAGTTACAACAATAATGAATTTTTTAGGAATAGAATTGGAAGTTTACGGTAGTTATTTACTATGGATATTTGCAATTATATTATTTTGGGGATTTTTACCACCATCCGCTAATTACTTTGACTCGAGTTAAACATTTTCATCAGGATTTAGTGGATGATTATATGACTCTAAAAGTGTTTTGATAATTTTATTTAGAATTTCGGGATTCATTTTATCTTGTAAATTATCAAAAATTTCGCTTTCTAATGGTGTGCGATTATGTTTTTCAATAAATTTATCACACCAGTCTTTTACTTCTTTTTCATAAGATTCCATAATTTTCTTTTGATTATTTTTAACTACATTGGCTAGTAAAATACCTGATGATTTATCCTCAGGTTTAGGAATAAATACAATATCGGCTGTGCTAATTAAAGAATCGCAAATTTCAGGGCGTTTGATATCATTTGGTTCATTGAGAGGTTCCATATTTTTAATTGGTTTTTTTGTAGGGAAGGTATCATTAAATAATTTAATAATTTTTTCGTTAATTGATGGACTAGTTTCCATCAATCTATCAAATTCTTCTTTACACATTTTTAACATATGTCCTACATGCATTCTTTCTTCTCGAGACTTTGCAAGTTCTACTTTAATGTTACGATAAAATTTATCCCATGATATTGAACTAACACGATGAGCTTCGTTAAGTTCTCCTACTTTTAAAAACTGAGCAATTGTAGTTAATATTCCTGCGAAAATATTTACTGCTCCAATTCCCATTTGCGCAAATGGTCTTATGTCAGCAGGAAAACGATCTTGAGCGAAGTTAGCTGTTCCTGTTAATGTGCTCATTATAATTACTGGAATAGTAAACCATGCATTAGTTTTAGAATAGGCTTGATGAGACCGTGCATGTAACCATCTATAACACATAGCTTTGTCTGCCCACTCTACTAATATCTTCTCGTGTTCTGATTTCCACTCTTGTTCTTTAAATGATATAGAATCATTATTTACAGCATTATGTTGTTCTTCTTCCATTGCTTTATAAAGTATATTTATAAAATTATTTTTTTTGGAAATATTATCTAATTAAAATATAAATGGATGATAAACTAACTAAAGTAAAAGTCGTATTTAATAATGTTAAGGAAATGCGTTCAGAAATTTCAATTTTATTTGATAATTTAGATGGACGGATAAAAAAATTAAAAGAAATGTATAGAGAGTTTGTTGATTATACCAAATCTATTAAAACTGCGGATGTTAAATCCTTTATTTTTAGTTTGGATTCTTTTTACTTTCAAACTAGTTTATTACAAAAAGAATATAATTATTTAAAAGATTATAATGCAACGATAATAAACCGTATGTATGGTGAATATTATAAATTATTAAAATTAATAACCGAATATGTAGAAAAAAGTTTAATCGATAATAAATTGAATGAAGTTTTAAAAAATAAGAAGTATCCAAAATACGATGATTTAGATGATGCTAAACAATATCCATTTGAATTAATTTTACAGCTAAATGAAGATATAATTGCAGTGGTAAATTACTTAATTAATGTTTTAAAAGATAAAGAAACGGATTTGAAACAATATACCACCAATCAAAATTATGGCCTAAATGTAAATAATTTTGTATCTACTTATAATTATGAAGTTGTTGTTTTACAAGAACAAATAAATTTATATGAGAAATATTTAGAATTTTTCTACACTGTCCATGAGAAATTATTAAAAAGATTGATTACTAAAATTAGTGTTTTAGAAGCACAATTAAATACAGATATTAAATTTGAGGGAGGATTATTAAGTAAAAAGAAAGATAATAATACTTTATTTCAAGATCTTAATTTAAGCTCTTTACCTAAGAGGACTCAAAAGGATTTAAGAAAATCAATGGTAGGTAATAGTCCTTCGAATTCTAGTTCATCTGAACATGATATTGATGAGACATTTATAGCTATTGATAAAGTGCATCCATCATTAGCCGAAAATACAACATATACCCATCCACAGTCAATTAAACAGGAACTTAAAAATAGTAATGATGATAAAGAACTAGAAGCAAAAAGAATATTTGAAAAACATAATCTTAATGTTGAGGAAGAAGAACATAGTAATTCTTTAAAACTTTCAAGGTCTCCTTCATTTGATTTGACAGATAACTTTAATGACGATGAAAAGGAATTAGTAGATATTATACCTAATGAAGAACAAATGAATGAAGAAGAAAATGTTAAAAATATAATTCACGAGGTTGTAGGACAAATTGAAGATCAATATGAAGAATCTGAAGAAGAGGAAGACGAACAAACAATATGTTCACAAACCGATAGTTTAACTAATAAAGATTCTGTTTTAACTGCTAAACAAAAAAAGAATGCAAAAAAACGATTAAAGAAAAAAGAAAAGGCACAAAAGGAAAGGGAAGAAAATGAATTATTAGATAAAATGAAAGAAGAGAATGGTAATTATGTTTTTTAAAAAAACTTCTTTAAATAGTTTTACATATTAAATAAAAAATTGAAATAAAATATAAATTGTATATTAAGGTATAATAGTAATGGAGCGTCGTATTTCTAAGAAAGTAAATGATTATATTCATAATTTCAAAAATGATATTGCCGAAAAAGTTAAAGCAATGAATTCGACTGATTCAAAAGAAATTATGAATTTTATCTATCAATATAATAATTTTGAATTAACTAAAGAAGATTTTATGAAGCGTAAAAGAGTAAAAAATATGGTTCCTGTTTATGAAAGATGTTGTGCCAAAAGAGCAAGTGGACAGCAATGTACAAGGCGAAAAAAGGATGATTCACAATATTGTGGAACTCATAGTAAAGGCACTCCTCATGGAGTAATGAATGAAAATGAAACGGTTTCAAGTGTAACAAAAGTAGAAGTGAGTGCAATTGACATCAAAGGAATTGTATATTATTTGGATAATGAAGGAAATGTATATGATACAGAAGACATAATTGCAAATAAGAAAAATCCTAGAATTATTGCCAAGTATGAAAAGAATTGTGAGGAATATTCAATCCCTTCTTTATTTAATAATTAATTTATAAAAATATATATTTAAAAATTAACTTATATTTTTTATATCGCAATGAATATTAATACATTTAAAAAATCTATGCCTATTTTTAAATTATGTTACGCTAAAAATCAATTAGTTAAGATGATAGATTGTGAATGTATTCATAAATGTAATATGGAATATGTAATTCCTCATCATGGAACAACACCTTTAAAATTTTATACTTCTTTAAAATGTGAATTGACTAATTTCAATCAAAAAATAGGAAATTGTAATTGCAGTGATAAATGTTCGGCTTCTATGAATGATTTGCAAAATTATGAATTTACTAGTTTAAATGTAAATAATCCAAATTAAATATAAATTTTTAAACTTAAAAAAAAGAACTATATATTTAATATATTCAAATGAATAGTCAACAATTTGAACATATTAAATTATTTTTAAATAAATGCAACATTCCAGTTGATCATTTTAATCAATTGGATGGCATGTTAATACCTAGGGAAATATTAATTAATGAAGAAATTTATAAAAATGTGAAGGATGAAATTTCAATACTTAAGCAAATTTTTAATTCTTCTTATTTGACAAGTCTACAATCTACTGCAGAGGAAACCCAAAAATGGCCTTTACTTAATTTAGTAAGACAAGTATTAAAATCGTGTCATTATAAAATGACACCTAAACGAGTTAGTTCCGGGTATACGAAAGATGGAAAAAAAATATATAAACGAATGTTCATTATTGAAAAACTAACTCAAACTAAATCTTCAGGACCTAATAATTCATCTTTAGATTCTACAGTAGTTTCTGTTTTTGGATCTGATATAGGTTCTTCATTAGATTCTACAGTTGTTACAGGTTCAGGTTCTGGTAATAATTCTTCTTTACATTCTTCAGATGGTTTAGATACAGAGTCATCATTTAATTGAATTTCTACTAGTGGTTTCTCTTCTTCTGTAATAGTAGAATAATTTTCTATATTTTGTGTTTCAATATTGACAGTAGGTTCTTTAATTTCTTCTTCAGCAATTAAAGGTTCTTCAACCTCTTTTAATTCCTCTTTTCCTTCTTCTTCAATAATTTTATTTTCTTTTCCTTCTTCAATTGAAACAATATCATCTGGTAATTCCTCTATTTTTGGAGATTCCTTAATAATTTTATCTGGATCAACATCATTAAATTGAACTTTATTTTTTAAATATGCACTGTAGAATACATTTTTCTTTGTATTTACAGTGGAATATACATCAGATACTTTTAATCCCATAAATAATAAATTTGTTAATAATACAGTAATAGTTTTGCTATCAAAATAATGACTAAAAATGACGATGGAACTAAAAATTGAATTTAAAATAAATGAGCCAGTGGAAATATATCCAGCTTTTTGATAATAGCCATCATAATCCCAAATTGTTTGTTTCTTTTCAGGAGCTAATTTAAGTAAAGCTTCTCCTACTGATTCATTATCCACAGGAGTGAATCTATTTACTTCTAAATAATTAATTAATTTATTTTCTCTCTTCACTTCAACAAAATATAACATTAAAAAGGTTAACATAGTAAGTGCGTTAAATGCAATAGCAGTTTTAGCTAAATCATCTTCTCTATTAATATTTTGAGTAAGGGAACATATTTCTTGCCCACATTTTTGGGGAACAAATACTACTAAAAATGCACCCATGAGAACTCTATATATTTCTAATAATAATGTGCTTGCTACATTCATTCTCTGTTGAAAATCTTGATCATTTGTTTTTTCTTTAATTTGGTCGATAATTGAAGGTCGTTTTTTGGAAGTAGATGATGTTGAAATTATTTTTTCTGTGTCTAATTCAACATCGTCAGTTTTTATAATTTGAGATTCACTCATTATAAAGTATTTCTATATAAAAAAAATATTTTTAACATAATATTTTTATTCCCAATATTTTATATTTTTTTTACATGGAAAGTTCTTTGTATTGTATTTGGCGTATTTGTTTCAATTTTTTCAACATTAGTTTCACCTAAGCAGGAACAAAGTGCTTCATATAATAAATTCAATTGCTCATTGTCAAAACCAATATATATATCACTAACTAATTGTCGTTTGCACCATCTTAGTTGTTGAATTTTATTATTTATCTCAAAATCTTTTATTTCATCATAATTAGGTAATTTAATCATAAATCCACCCTCACACCGAGGTAATTTTTCTAATGGTTGTGTGTTAGGATCACGATTATTATTATAATAATTCAGTATAGGTTCATATCCATCAGGAAGAGAACCAATTTTAACAGCAATTACAAATGACATTGTGTATTATATAAGTTTTATATGTTTGATTTGTAAATTTGAAATAACTTCAATTTTTATTTTTTATATTTATAATTTAAATGGTTGGATTATTTCGTAGTTTAGCATTGTGTTGTTTATTTTTTCTCGGAAATAGTGAGACTTATTGTCCAGTAGTAAATAATAAAGGACAAGATAGGAGAGAAAATAAAAATAATTTAAGAATCATGCAATACAATGTTGAATGGTTGTTTTTGGATTACTATAAAGCAGCTGATTGTCCTGGTAATGGATGCACATGGAAAAACGAAAGTCATGCCAAAGAACATTTACAAGAGGTAGCTAGCGTAATTAATAAATTTAATCCAGATATTATTAACTTATGTGAAGTGGAAGGATGTGATGAATTAAATAGTTTGAAAGATCAATTAAGTTCAAATACTTATGAATCATATATGGTAAAAGGAAGTGATACGGCTACTGGTCAGAATGTTGGAATGATAAGCAAAATAAATCCAATAACAGATTTATATAGAACCGATGATAGGTTTGAATATCCTATTAATGGGACAAAATGTACTTATAATGGTTCTGGAAGTGAGGGAATAAGTAAGCATTTTATAACCGAATTTGTTATGAATGATATAAATATAGCAATGATTTCCTTACATTTATTAGCTTTTCCAAGTAGACAAGATAGATGTGTAGAACGAGAAGCACAAGCAAAGGTAGCAGAAGAGGTAATTCAAGGTTATGCAGAGAGAAATTATGAAATAATAGTGATTGGAGATTTTAATGATTATGATCCAAATATTTTAGATTTAAATAATGATGTTCCTATATCACAAGTAATTGATATAATAAAAGGAAATCATAATGATAAATTTACATTGCATAATGTAAATGAATTAGTTGAGCAGAAATATAGATATAGTAATTGGTGGGATAAAAATAATAACTGTTATTCTACGAGTGATGAATTAGTATTAATAGATCATATATTTTTAAGTAAAGGGTTGTTTGATAAAGTATCAACAGTTTCTTTGTATCATGGTTACTATGAAGATTGTGAGCGTATAGATTCTGATCATTTTCCAATCATACTAGATATTGTGTTATAATAAAAATTGAATATTATTAATGGATAATCAAAAAGTTAGTTTTGATTCTAGTAAATGTAATTTATCGTCAATATTTAATAATTTCGAAAACAATTTATTCTTATCGAATACAAATTTTTTTCTAATATACGGGGGTATATAATGCCAAATAGTATTTAACATAATTTTAAAGGGTATATTATTTTGGTTAATTATAATAATTTTTTGTAAATTTTTACTATAAAAACTATCTAAAAATTTTACTATTTTCATTCCAAATGAAGGTGAAGCTAAATGTTTAAACCCAAATTGTGCACAATCAAATACCCATACCCATGTTTTTGTTTTTATTTTTGAAATTTCTATTTGCATATGTTTTACAAACCCTTCATCATCATCATCATTATAATATTTTGACTTACCAATACAACTATAGAAATATACTTCATTTAAAGTTTCATTTATACTTAGTAAATGAAATGAATGAGAATTTGGATTATAAAAGCATTTTTCACATGTGGTTTTAATATCAAATTTAACTCCAGGAATGTAGTTCTCGAATGTCATACTAAATTGGCTATTGTTTGTGTCCTATTATTTTTTTTTATAAATAGAAATTAAAATAATTTAATTTCAATTTTTATTTATAAAAACGAAGCCCTTAGTGAGAATCGAAGCCAGGTCCAATCATATTAGAATTGTATTATAAAAAATTGAATGTTATTAATAATAAAAAAATAAATTATTATTAATTAAAAATGCAAATTGAAGAATCAAATACAATGCCTAGTGAGTGGGTTAGGTTATGTAAAAAAAAACTTAATAGAATAAATAATTGTAAACCTCCTCCTAATTACCCTGTTGGAAAAATTAATTTAAAAAAAGTTCAATTATTAAGAAGTTACTTTTTATTTATTAATAGAACTAAACCAACAGTATTTTCATTTAGTCCTGATGTAAATAGATATTGGAATGTTTTGTTAAACAAAAGGATATATTTAATAGATTGTATAAGAACAGCATTAGATTCAGATAAGAGGATTAATAAAAAAGAAAAAAAATATTTACAATTGACTATAGGAACATTGGAAAAATATGATAATAAGTATGGTGAAAAGATTATATTAGTATTAAATAGATATTTATATGGTGATTTATGTAGATATGTTTGTGAGTATATATAAACGCGACGAAGTCGCAAAGAGCTAAAGCCGTCGGCAGACAGAAAAGAAAGTTGAAGTGTATAATGTAGAATGTGGAGTGGGAAAGAGTAAGGAAAGAATGTTAAGTTTAAGTGGTAGATTGAGTAGAGAGATATATGTGGAGGTATATGGAAGGGTA